TAACATACTTGCATCCAGTGTTGGGACTGCCAAGCTGGGCGCAGGAAAGATGGTGGAGCTGTTCAAGGGCACAGTAATCTCTGCGCAGCAAGTCGTCGCCTACGCTAACGCTCGTCGCACTGGGCAACATGTGGCAAACCCTATCTCAACCGCAATATCTGAGATCATTGTCACAGAAACCAAGCGAACGAATCAGTATGCCGTCGGACTCGACGAGGTCACAGGTCGGTTCATCAGTGGTAATCTGACCATCAACTATGACCTGCTCAGACGAGGTGTGGGTCTGGATCTAAATGATCCAACACTGTACAACCCCCCAGCCAATCGAGTCAGGGGTGGGAACAGCTTTATACAATACCCGGAGCAGGGCATTGTCGCTGGGTCCGATCAACTCAGCACGGCCAACGCCCTGTACGCCCGAGCATGCACCGTGCCAGGCTTCAGCACAAAGCAGGGAATGGCCCGGTACCGAGAACTATCGGACAAGTACATTGAGTACTGCACAGCCATATATGGCAACCCACGCCCCATCGACTACTCTGCCGCCATTCTAACGACTGCGGCATCCTGGGACGGGACCCAGGTATCGAAGGCGCTGACCCAGTACTCAGCCGCAAAGGAAGGCAAGCGGCCAGACAACACGTGGTTCCTCAAGTATGAAACGCTGGATTCCAACCAGCGTGGGCACTTGGCGAAACCTGCCGGCTTCAACCCGGTACCACTGCAGAGCAAGGCGGCGAGAATCATCCTCAACGTCGACTATGCCCAGTGTGGCCCTCTTGCCATCGTCGCCCGCACCCTTGCAACAAACGTGGCGAACTTCCTTGCCCCACTGGGGTCCTCAGCCATTGGCCGAAATCTTGAGACCATGGCCCTTTGTTTGCGACACGGCGTTATAGAAAATAAGGCCACCGGTTCGACTGAGCTCTGTTATCTAATCAGTTGTATCGCAAATGGGGACGACGCCGTAGCGATGACGAAACGTGCTTCAGCTTCACTTATGCGCATGGGTGAAGTTGCCCACTTCACCACGAATGTGGGGCGGATGCCGGAAAGTGTCACTCTACACGATCCCGTCGGCGCATCCTTCTGCTCATTGTTTCTGTTCTCCGGCACCACCTGGTTCTTTACACCACCGGTGCTGCGAAGATTCCTCAAGCTGTTCACAATGACCGCGGAACTCCCCCCCCGCGTTGCTCTGTACTGCATGGCACTGATGGCTGATGACTGTGTTCAACAGTTTTCGTGGTATCCGCCGCTTGCGGAAGTCTACCGCAAGGCGGCCCGCAAGTTTCGCAGCCACGCTGTACAGCCATCCGGGGCTGAACTGAAACGGGTGGAGAATTTCATGAGGCATGAGCGCCACAAGCTCATCAACTCTCAGGCAGGAAACGTGGGGCCCCAAGGCAAACTAGACATTGAACGATTCATGCACAATGTCTATGGCGCTGATGCATCCCTCCTCGAAGTGTACACGGCCCGATTCTCAAGCTTTGTTGAGAATTGGCAGGTTGCATTTTCCGTGCCAGACCACCTCGGCAACTACTGCGCCTATGATCCCAATTCATCTTGGTCATGGGTTCATACAGACACCGATCGGACTGTCTTCGCCATCGAAACATGTGCCCAACCTACGAGAGTCACAATTGAGTCAGCCGTTTCAGCCGTCGTTGAGCACTACAATGACCAGCTGGTTTACCCTATTGCCACCTCTGAGAACTGCTTCCACTCAGCAGGCCAGAGCAAGGTTGACTTCAGCACTGTCGACATCGCGGGTAACACGCTAGTGCACTTGTGCCGCAGCGGAGTGAACAAGAACAAGACGGTTCTTAATGTGGCCTTAGCTTTGGCTATGCAAACACACGGCTATGAAGTACCCGTTCTTGTCATCGTCGGTGGGGGACCAATGTATTATGCTCCCATGATGAATGTTGACTTCCTGGTGATCGACAAGCGGCTTGTTCCCGCCCTTGGCCAGCGCGGCAGCCAGTACGCAGATTACCTCACCGAGGACACCATCGACAACATAGTTGACCACATCGCCCATAAGTACCCGTCCCGACGATTCGTAATCGTCTCGGATGCTTATGATGACAGCTCCTGTTTCTCAGGGCTTAACGTCACCATCTCGGTAGTCAACTTCGCCTCTCGCCTGGGTCGATTTACAGGCACTCGGGTGCCTGTGACGCTCAAGTGCGGCACCTGGAACCATGCCACCACTTTGTGCTCTGAAGCATCAGCGTCTGCCACTCAGGCACCCAGCCATGTCTTCTTCCCTACGCTCGCAGACCCAGCCAGCAAGGAGTGGTACTTCACCATGCAGCCTGGCGACGACTTCCACGAGGTTGCGTCCGTGGGTGACGTCCCGCGTCCTGTGGACGACTACACTCGTCTGCTCGGCGACTTGGGCAGAAACGCCCAGCTGGACCATAACATGGCCACGGTGGCACTCGAAGCATGGACTGGCATCAACTCGTACGCCAAACATGCTGGCCACCGCTCATTATGCGTGGCCCACCGCGCCCAGGGCTACGAGGGGCGTGTCCATGATAATGTTTTGTGGACCATCCACTCTGTTGAGTTGAAAACCAACCTCATGGCCATGGAGGCCCTGCGCCGTCACTGGCCCGCCAACTGTTCTGGATCTTGCCCCAACTTTTGCGCTGCCCAGACGTGGGGCGCTTTGGCTATCCCGTTGGGTGACCCGGCCTGTGAGTCGAATGCTTCATTGAGCTGGATATCGGGCGTGAGAGACCCGAAAGGATACAGCATCATACAGTGTGATGTTGGGAGCTTCGACCAGTCAACCACGCGCCCGGCGAACGACGGCTTGTTCAAGGTCTATGACAGATCAAGCTATGTGAACTGGAGCACCCCTAGTTGCTGGCAGTATCCCGCAGATGTGAGCCGCGCTCGGCTCGTCAAGCTCCTCAGTGACCTGACTCCTGTTTACGCCGCTGAGGCGGGCGATCATGACCAAATCGGTTTCTTCG